AAAAATAAAAAATCCACACTTTCGTATGGATTTAATTAAGTTTATATGAGGTATTTTATCTTTTAATTCTTAATGTTTAAGAAAGTACCTGATCCACCAGCCATAGTGGTAGGTAGTGCACCATTCCAAGCAGAGGCTTTAATAAATTCAACATAAAGAGGTGTTAATTCTTTTTGTTTAATCTTCATTGCCAATGCTGCGGCGTTTGCGTTGATGATAGTTTTTGCGGAGTCACCTCTCGCAATTGCCATCTTTTCTTGTGCTTCTGCCCTAGCAACCAATGTTCTTTGTTCTGCCGCTTGAGCCTCTTGTACTGCCTTAGTTTTACCTTCAATAGCCTGTTGTAAAGATGTAGGTGGGATAATGTTAGTTCTTAATTGAGACACCTCAAACCATTGAGACACTCTCTTATTACACTCCACCACAATAGCCGCCTCAAACTGTTCTCTCTGATTAAAAATTGCATCTACTTCCCATCTGTTTGCAACATCATTAACTGAAGATACAATTGCATTTTTCAACCAACCTTGTTCAACCGCTTTGGTATCCAATCTCAGATTAACAAACATATCACCAATAGCATCTTCTCTCAAAGAATAGTTAAAGGATGGTTTAATTGTTGCTGCAAACCCACCTTTTGTGATAACAGTTTGTTCGTCATATTCGATGTGTTGTTGGTATAGTGGGAATTCTTTAACTTGTTCAGTCCAAGAGTTATACATTACCCATCCAGTTTTATACTGATAGTCAGATACACCTCTTTGTCCACCAGTTAGGTTTATCTTTAAACCTTTGTACCCAGTATCAATCCTCTCAATAGTAAAAGGTTGTACTATTGAAATGATAATAGACAGTAATAAAATACCTATTGGTTTAAATAACCATTTAAGTTGGAACTCATTCCATTGCCCACCAATCATTTGACTCTTTGTTTTATATGCAGTAAATCCTGCAAATACTAACCCTAAAATAAAAATACTAATTCCAATCATTTTTCTTCTTTTTTGTTTTTTAATAATACATTAACTGTTTTGTCTCCTAAAAATATAAGGGTAATAACCAACAATCCAAAACCTAAGAGTTGGATAAACCCATTTACTTCTCTACTTACGATGTACTCACCGTATAATGATGTGATTACGATAAACCCAATCCACATCATTAAAATTTTAAAATATCTCATATAAACTATTTAGAGTACAAAGATAGTGTTTTATTTTTAAAAAGACAAATTTTTAAATAAAAAAAATCCACATAGAAACTATATGGATTTAAAAAATAATATTTTTTTATTCTTAAGACACTTTGTATTTGTCTATAACTGACCATACGAAACCAATCGCAGTCATCAATCCACCTGTTACTTCAGTAACCAATGTCTCATCAAAATAACCTAACATAATTACTGCACCACCAACAGAAGTTAAGATGTGTCTAATAAGTCCCAAAATTTGTTCTTTACTCATAATAGTTTTTTTAGTTGTTTATTATTATATTATAAATATCATAAACTTAAATAATGTGATGACTATATTATAGATTCACATTATTTAAAGATCATCTACACACCATATTGGAGTTTTATCTCCAACATAACTACCTCTAACGTTGAAGTCAAAGAATTCTACTGCCTCTTCTTCGTTCATATCTTTACATAATATTTGAATACATTTAGATACAGAATAAATTAATCTAGGATTACCTAAACTATCTTCTACACCTATGATTGCCTCATCAAACCCATCTGCCTTAAGAATATCTTCTTCAGGATACCATTCTATAATTTTATCTATCATATTAATTGTTTACCGTAAATGTTTTTGTAAAAAGTATATCATTTTCTGATTTGAATGTGATGGTATATGTACCATTTTCTAAATCATTTAAATGTAATTGTTTAGAGTCATGTACAGGTATTTTAGGTATAGTTAATCCACTTGGAGATGATACCCCTATATATGAAACTCTACTATCTTCCCAAATAATTGTTGTGTCTGCATAGGTTCTACTATTATACCCATAGGCATCACAATCAGTTTTTTTTGTTGATGCACACGCACCTAAAGTTAATCCAATAACTAATAAAAGTGTTTTATTCATATATTCTATTTTTTAATTTTTTTTGTATGTTCTTAGTTGCTTTATGTAAATTAGATTTAGATGTCCCTTCACAAATACCTAATTTTTTAGCAATATCCTTATGTGACATATTTTCTATGTGATAACATTTAAATACCAAACTATACATAGGACTAAGTTTACTCATCTCAATTTCTATATCTAACAACATTTCTTCTTTATATCCTACATCGTCAATTACTTCCGCAGTCAAAACATCATCATACTCAACATTATATTTTACCTTTCTTAGAAAATCTATTGATGTGTTTTTAAAAATAACATGAAGATACCCCTTTAAATTTTTTGTATTATTTAAATATTCTGGGTGGGAGAATATTTTCATAAACCCTTTTTGAACTATATCGTCAATATCAAAACTATCTTTAACGTATTTTTTTACAGTTCCATAAGCCAAATTCTTATGTTCGTTATAAAATTTTAACTGAGAAAGACTACTACTATTAATTTCCTCCATACCTACTATTATTATTTTTAGACAAATATAAAGTTTTTTTTCCTAAAAAACAAAGTTATTTGAAAAAATATGTTTAATAAATGTTAATTACTTTTAACAGTAATATCCTCAATTCTCCTTTTAGCCTTCTCACCTAAAGGTATTGGGTTACCTCCTTCATCTATTTGAACAAAGGTTATGTTTGTCTTAAGAACTAAATCTTGTTTTCCTGTATAAACGTTATGTGCTCTGGCTTCCATATATAAAGTCATAGATGTTGTACCTACTTTAGTGGGTTTTGCATATATCTTAAGTAACTGACTTTCTTTGGCTGGACGTTCAAAATTACATTGATCAATACTTACTGTCACCATTCTAGGTGTATCACATAATTGCATTGCATATCCTGCGGCAGAGGCATCTATCCAAGCCAATAATTTTCCCCCGAATAGGTTCCCATGAAATCCTAAGTCGGATTTTTTAATCGGGTGTGTGTTAAGAATTTCCATATTTTTCTTTCATTTTTTTATAGTGTGTTCTACAGACAGGTAGGTAAGAATCATTACCACCTATCATAACTTTGTTACCATCAAAAACTGGCGTATCATTATTAAGTCTCATATTCATAGAGGCTTTATCCCCATATTTACATACAGTTTTTAACTCTTCTATCTCATCCGACCAAGTCATTAAATAAATTGATCCTTCAAACGGTTCTGCTTTAAAGTCTGATCTTAAACCGTATGATATTACATCACAATCTAATTCATCGACAATCTTAGTCAATTGCCAAACTTGATCTTTAGTTAAGAATTGTGCCTCGTCTACTAACACACAATCACAACCATAACAGTTCTCTACCACAAATTGGAATATGTTAGTAGTCTCATCAAAAACATTGGCTTCTCTACTTATACCTACACGTGATGCAACTTTTTTAGTTCCGTGTCTATTATCTAAACTAGATGTGAAAAGAATTACATTTTTTTCTCTCTCATCATAGTTATACGCAGTTTTCAATAAGTCTAATGATTTTCCAGCACCCATCGTTGAGTACCTAAAATATAATTTTGCCATCTACAATTTTATTACAATTATAGATATTTATTTTTATAAAATAAAGTATTTTGGGAATAGATTATATAGATATAGTAAAAAAAAGTGGGTTCGAAAGACTGTTTGAAAAATTATCTGATTTATTAGTAAATAAGTATACTTCTTTAGATGGTGATGATTTTTTAAATTTTTGTTTTCGTGATGGTAGTTGTCATAGAACGTCTATACACGTTAGTCAGAATTATTTACAAAATATATTAAGGTTCGATTCGAAGAGATTGATAACTGCATCTCATAAATTACCCGCATTAGTATTTGATAGTTTAAGAAAGGAATATAACGTACCTAACGATAATAATGGGGAATTGTTAACTATTTTTATGGTATACTATTTTTTCCCTAAATTATATAAAAAATATTATGAAACTTTAATGGGTGATAGTACAATAAATGAATCTATGGAATCTGATGTTAGTAAATACAAATTATCTAAAAACGATATTAGTAAACTAATGGAAGATTATGAGTATATGGGTTATGATCATGATTATGCAGTTGAGGCTTTAATAGATTTGGTTTCTTATCTGAATAATTTAAAATCACCATTAATCTTATACAGAATAATTTGTTCTGATTCTGAAGAAGAAATAAATTTATCTAAAGTGGGTTCACACTATTCTTTAAATAAACATAATCTTAAGAATAACCATTATAGAAAAGGTAGTATTGCAGGAGACTGTAGGGGTGAAAAGGTTTTCCTACTAACTGTGTCTGCAGAAAAGTTAATGGTAGATGTTATGGAAACATTATCTAATAACATATTGTATCCTCACGAAGAAGAAATTACACTTAAGAATAAAGGTGTCGGTGTAAAAATAATTAATGTAGAGGAATTATAATTTTTCCCAAGTTCCATTATTGAGTAAAATAAAAGAACCTACATATTCTTGTTTCCAATCATTTGGTGATATCATACTCAAAAATGTATTACCATTTTTTCTTTCATAAAGATGATAAGTCTCACCAACTATTGGTTGAAAGTTGTAATCGGAATCATAAACTAATTTAGTGTCAACGTATTTACTGACTAATGAATCATATTCTTTTTTTAATTCGGTTAATCTACTGTTGAAATACTTGTCTGCTTTTATACCCTCACTTTTATCCACAACAATGGGATCAAACTTTTGTGATCCCACTGTTGTTGGGTAGTTTTTTAGATTGGCATCAAATTTACCAGTCTCATCATTATAAACTATATTGTCAGGATATTTTTTTATCACAATAAATGAGGTTTAGACTCAACCATACCCGAAGGGGTTATCTCAACTACCTCAGATTTTATTTGGAAGTCTTTAATAGTATGAGATCCACTATAAGAAAGTGCTGACTTAACACCATCTGTTAATTTCTCTATAATGATATCAACACTACCTTTATAAGGTATTAATGTAGACTCACCTTCTACGTGTTTTGTTGATTGACCGTGAGACGATTTAGTTTCTAAACTAGCGGAACCTCTATATTTTTTACAAAGAAGTCCATCACCTTTCGTTATAATTTTACCTGGTGATTCTTTGGTGCCAGCCAATAGTGAACCTAACATTACACAATCTGCACCTATTGATAATGCCTTTGCGATGTCACCACTACTTCTGATACCACCATCTGCCATAATAGGTACTTTAGAACCCTGAACACAATCAATTATAGATGTTATATTGGGTACACCGTGTCCTGTTTGAATTCTGGTGGTACACAAACTACCACCACCAATACCAACTCTTAA